CAGACGACAAAAACGGCAATGCCGTGTTGTTTTCCCAAGGTGTACGGAATGTTGTACCGATTGCAGGATTTGTTCCAAACAAATTGCGAATGGAGTGACCAGGGATTTGCCCCCTGGCCACTTGTAGCTCAAATGGCTCAGATGTTCCTACCTGAGTTATGGAACGTATGTCAGCCATTTTATCTCCTTACGATAAGAAGATTGTCAGTTCATTACTAGCGCCTGTAAACGCACTAATATATGCACCACTTGTAGCAAGAATTCCATCATCAGGTATGTTCAAATGGTGAATTCCAGTTGGAAACTTTTGAGTAATCAAAGTTTCTCCTGAAGCTCCGCCATTCTTGATAGTAAACGCACCAGCCGCTGCCGCATAAATTACGATCTGACGAATACGTGAACGATCACCGCCAACAACTCCTGCTGATGTGCCTTGCGCCCAATTGTACGCTTTTACTGGACCAGCCATAAGTTAGCTCCTTATGCTGCTGCTGCTGCGCCAGTATCCACACGAATCCAGTTTGAACCGTCAGAAAATACTAGGTTGCCTGTACCTGCACCCGCGCCCTCTGCTGCTTTACGCGCATTAGACACATAGTAGATATAACCTTCGTTGTCAGCAGAAGCTGTTGGAAGGTCCGCAAAAAGAATTGGGTTTGCCCAGAAAGCTGTATTTGATTTCACTGGACCTGAAAAATGTGTAGTAGCCATGTTTTTCTCCTCTCGTGTCCGAGGTCAATTTCCATGGTTTGCTACGCCATGGAATATATAGTTAAGGTTTAACACTTTCTATGTTACACTAAAAATACAGTGTAGCCAACACAGGATTCTCCAATGCCTCACAAGGACGCGGAGAAACGTAAGGAGTATAGTAAGAAATACGGGGCCGAATGGTATAAGCGGAACCGTAAGAAAACTCTTGCCCGATCAGCAGCTAGAAGAAAAGAAAAAAGAAAAGAATGGAGAGAATTTAAGGCACAGCAAGAGTGCCTTTTTTGCGGGACTCAACATGAAGCAGTGATAGAATTTCATCACCCTGATGGAGCGGACAGTTATGACGCAAAAGTAAATAATTTTGTTAAGGCAGGACAATGGAAAAGAGCGTATAAAGAAGCAGAAAAATGCATCCCATTGTGCAGTAACTGCCATCGAATTTTACATCACCTAGAAAGAGAAGGAGAAAAAGATGTTGACGAATGAAGATATGGATCACTTTAAAATTGCAGATAAAGTCTGTGAACGCGCAAAGCGTGGGTTGCCGCCTGACAGATGGATGATCGGAAATCACGAAATGAAAGCCATGATTAAGGCTTACATGGATATGACTCAAATAGTACAAAATTTACACAATGAGATTGTGCAAAGAGGCATGGAATCAATGTCTATGGGCGAACCAAAAAAAGGGGCCGACGAATCAGCCCCTGAATAGGTAGTGTATGGAGTAAATCCATTATACCATATTTTTACGCACCTGGCGAACCAAATACACAACGTGGATCAGAATATCCGAATGAGTAACGCTCACGCGCTTTGAAGCGCATGTTACCTGTGTCGAAATCTGCTTCCATGTTTGTGCGCATTGGTGAGCGCTCAAAATGCTTAAATCCGTTTGGTGCATCAGTCTTGATGAAGAATGCATCTGGGTCTGTCAAGAAGTGGTTAACAGTGTAACCCTCTGGCAGCATACCCATGTTACGGATTGCGTTTACATCGTTATCGGCTGTGCCGACACGTAGTGTTGATTCCAACAAGCGATCCGCAACGAATTGCAGTTGTGGTGGAATGATCAACTTAGTGCCGCGTAGAGCGATAATCATGTTGCGTTCGTCAACGAAAGTTGAGATGTCGATTAGAGCATTCTCAAGTGATGTTTCGTTAAGGTCCGCCGCTGTTGATGGTTCGTTGCGGAATGTACCGCCTCCAGCTAGAGGGTGTGCAGCCGAGCAAAGCTCAACTCCGTCACCGCCTGTGAAGTTTGAATCGAACGCATTGTTCAGAGTCGCAGCCGCTTTAACTTGCTTTGTGTGCGCCATAGAACGCGCTAGTGCGCGAGTGTAACGCTGACCAAGACGGTCATACAAGTTATCTTCAACTGCTTCTTCAGTTAGTGCGAATGCAAGCGCGACTGTCTCGTGTGTGTAACGAGCAGTGTATGCTTCATTTGCGTTATCGAACTGAACTCCAGCACCTTCTGACTTTGTGGGAGCATTACCCAACCCGACAAGCATTACTTCTTCCTCGAATGCACGATCTGAAGATTCTGTGTCGTAGATTTCGGCATGTTGATTCTCGTAACGAGAGTACTCCATACCAAACAAAGCGTTAAGGCCTGGCTCTAGTTCTTTAACGAGTTGTGCGCGTGAAATAGCCATTTGTCACTCCTCCTTATGCCAAGCCTAAAGTGCCACCACTAAAGAGGTGGTTGTTGATTTTAACGATCACGTTAGTGTTCGCTGCTGAAACATCGCTGTTCTCAGGGTCTTGAGAAATATCAATTGCTTTCAACGGCAATGTTGCTGTTGTTGCTCCTGATGTTACCTCTAGCTCCACATTTGAGCGACCAGATGTTGTGTCACCAGCAGGTGTCAAAACATCAAAGTTGCCCGCGAGATCAGCAACGGGGAATGCCGCATCCGCTTGAATTTCAAACGTTGCGTTTGGATCATCAATGATTGTCGCCATGATGTCCGCTGCCGCCACACCACCTGGGTAGTATGCCGACCATGTTGGCTTGCCTGTCGTCGGGTCTGTGTACTGGCATCCGTTAAAGACACCAAGAATTAAACCTGAACCACCATTTGCAACACGCTCAATGCCGCCGCCAGTTACCATAGCAACTAGGTCGCCTTGGAAAATAGCAGTCGCATACCCAGAGGCAATACGATATCGGTTTTGAGTGTTCGCAGAAATGCTTGAACGACTAGGGCGAAGGCCAAAAGGTGCGTCTTGATTCGCCATCCTTATTCTCCTTCAGAGTTTCGATTTCGGGAGCCAAAGCTCACCGATGATTTACGCTGCGCCGCCATTTTAGGCATCGCGGGGTTGTTCTCGCGCATCCAGTCGCGATCAACAGCTTCCATTTGGTTATCTGTAACCCCTTGGTAGTGTTCATTGCGCTGTTTAACCAGTTCATTTGGAATACGGGCTAGGACAAGTCCGCCGACACCAATGATGCCTGCGTTACGCCCTTCATCCACAACTGGTCCAGTATAATCAGGATACTCTTCTGCACGAACGAGATCGTATCCTTCCTGCCGTCTCTTATGGACGTTGGTTTTATCATCAAATTCCATCACGGATTCACGAATCCAGCGATGCTGATATCCTAGAGGAGGCTCAGGAGCTTCCAGAGCAGAACCTGGACGCCAAACTCTGCGCTCTTCGCGCTCCCGCGTCTTTGATTCGCGTGGTGTACGGTCTGCCATTAGTCTCTCCGATTCTCTAGCTTCGCCACTTCTGCAGCGTATTTTTCCAGGGGTATACCCAGTTGTTTTGCAAGTTTTACTTGACCTTTAGTCAACTCTACTTGTCTTTTCCGTCCAGATTTAACCGTCCGCGAAGTGCTGGACGCAGGAGTAACAGACTGGACGCGCTTGTTATCCTGAAACTTGTGAGGCATTTCTTGACGCATACGGCGATCAATTTCTCGGTAGTAATCATCAGCATCTGCTACTGGATCATACCCCTCCTCGTTGACAAGTGTTTCGTGCAACGCACGAGCCGCACTTGTCATGATCTTATCTCCATTTGGACCAAACCATGGATTTTTCTTCATCCATGATTCAAGCTTTTCATCCCTTTGAGGGCGCACTGGAGTACCCTGTGGCTGCTGCTGGATTTGACGCTGCTGCGGTACTTGCTGTGCTTGACGGGCAGCTTTTGCTTTTTGGTTGCGAAGTCGCTCTTTTTCAATTGCAATCTGCGCAATAGCCCCTTGAGCTTCCGCAACCTTGTCGTAATCGCCTGCTTCATAAGCTTCAGCAAGAGCCCTTTTAGCTTGAACCTCTTGAGCGTTAACTCTACCCTCGTATTCGTTAACATATCCTTTGTCGAGATTCTGCAAACGAGCTTTCATCTGCTCATTTTGCGCCTGCACTTGCTGAATATACTGCACTGCAGCCGCAGCTTCTTCTTCAGCAGTTTTTCGCGCTGCAGTTAACTGACGTATCCGCCGTTCAGTCTCTTCCCTGCTTCTGCGCTTCTTTGCATCTTTTGTATAAGACTGAAGTTCTTCATCACCACTCTGTGGATCATCAGAATCACCATCATCTTCGATGACTTCATAATTAGAGTCATCTTCCTCAAGCTCAACTGTTTCCAGTTCTTCGTTTTCTTGATTTTCAGCCATAAACTTGTCCTTTGACTACTTTATACATATGAAATGTCTTTTGGGTCAAGAATTGTTGCGATAATATTGTCATCATTTATAATTCTGACCTCTAAACCCTCAACTTTGAACCTATTTCCCGCATAACGTCCTATAAGAACCCAATCTTTTTCAGAACACCATGGTCCTGTTGGGAATTTCTGGGAGTCTTGGTATGCGTCTGGGCCCAGCTTAACGACGTAAGCCGCGACTGTTGCGAATGCTTCGCGGTCACGAACTTGGTCTGGAACGTACAATCCGCCCTTTGTTTTTTCACTTGGGTAGTAAGGAATGATCAGCATACGGTACCCAGTTGGTTGTGGTAACCGCTCTAGCGCGGATGTATCCATTTCAGATGGGTCGTTTTCATTCTTGCTAGGTTCTTTGTCTTTGCCAAAAGCTTTATTTAAAGCCTCTGGATTCGGTACATAAAGTTTTTTAGTCATCTGCGTACTCAATAGCTTTCATTGCTGTTCGGAGTTCTTCTTCCATGAACGTCAAGCCTTTGATTTGGCCTACAGCGTACCTGTACTCCTCAAAAGATCCAATGTTGCCAGTCCCTAAAGACACCTGTATGTCTTCACGGCGTTGACGTAACTTCTTGTAGAGGTGTTCGGCTAGATGTAGTGCGTCCATGTGTTTCTCCCACTAGGACTTTATACAATTTTCAGCAAAAAACAAGGGGTGCTTTCTTATACTTTAGAAAACACCCTGAAATCTTTGGGGTCTAGCGATAGGACTAAACTTTTTTAGTGCTTTTTTTCTTTGCAGCGGGTTTTTTCTTCGCAACTGTCTTCTTGACGGTGTTGACTGCTTTTTCAACCCATGCTTCGTTTTCAGGGGTCGCTGGATCATCTGCAATGTAGTGTCCTTTCTCATCCCGTGCGCGAACCTTTTCAAGTTCTTTCTCAACCTTTTCTGCAGCCTTTAGAGCACGTTGTACAATCTTTTGCTCTTTCACGACTTGCATCATTTTTTCACGTACTGAACTTGTCATTGCTGTCTTCCTTTCAACTGTGCGTTCATCATCGCAATATCTCGCTGTGTTTGTATGCGATCTTCGGCAACGCGTGTTTTGTCATCTAAAGCTTCCTGTTGCAGCCTCAAACGATCCTGCTCAAGCATGTTATCTGCCATTTCTTTTTGCATTTCCATTTCTTGCTTGGCTTGGAACTCTTGAGATTTGCGCTCAACATCTGCGGCCTTAATTTGAAGCTCTTGCTGGCGAATTGCGACCAGTGGATCTTCACCTTGCTCCATCGGCTCAACAGTCTGAGCGTATTGCTCAATCATTTCTGCGGCAATCATCGCAGCCTTACGCTGAATAGTAGGCTGTAGCATTTGCATAGCTTCTGGGTTTTGCTGAACTTCAGGACCAGCCTGCTCCATTACCATCTGCGTTGCTTGGGCCTCTGAAAGCAACCCAATGTGCTCCATTATGTGGCCCTGAAGCACTGCTAGAGCCTGTGGGTTCATCTGCACAATTGGCGTAGACATAACAGACAAGTGCGCTTCCATGTGAGCTTTGTGGTCTTGGTCTGGGAATGCCTGCAGGGGTGCACCCATTAGCGACATTTGGTTTTCCTTCGCTGGGTTCATTGGCATAGGCTTGGGCGGGGGTGGGAGAATGCCATCAATGTTTGTAACACCCAATGCTTCGTACATTTTACGATACGCTGCATATAGACCCTGCGGGCCACCGTGAACTTGTGGGTTTGATTGGACCATCTGTAGCTCAGTTTGCGCAAGAGCGATACGTTGAGACATAGAGAAGATATTAGGGTCAGATACGGGCAAGACATCGATCTGGGGGCTAAAGTCCTGTGCCGCGATTTCTGGGCCAACCTCGATAGATGGCGCGTATGGGTACATCTGGACCGTTTTTTGAAAGATCCTCTCTAAAAGCTTGAATTCAACTTTCTGAGAATAATGCATGCGCTTGTGGATCGCTGACATTACCTTTGTGCCGCGCTCCATAATAGCCATTGTGGTTCCAACAGGGGTTTCCCCGCCCATTTCACCCACCTTAAGGTCCGCCATAGACGCAAAACGACGACCAGCGTCCACCAAAGTACCCAAAAGGTTGTAAAGGGTCGCAGAAGGTTCCTTAAAGGGCAACGGCATTAGAGAAGAGCGGATATCTGTCCCTGCAACGTCAATGTCACGGAACTCGCCAGGCTGAATTGCGCTATCTTCGTCTCGAATACGTGCGCCACGAGCTTTAAAGCCAGCAGGCAGGTTAGACAACGTACCAGCGTCAATAAGCTGCCGCAGAATAGACGTGGAAGCTTGCGCCAAACCACCAATCATGTGAGTCAATCCAAGGCCGTAGAACCCAAGTCCAGGAAGGAATTTATAGTGCACAAAATAGTTAATTCTGCGCTTCATTGGGTCCATTTCTTCGTAGTTTCTACGAATAGCCAAAACATCGCCCGTATTTTCGCAGATTGTAACGATATATGGTAATTTTAGACCTGATGGCTCACCGTCTGGTCCAATGTCCTCAAAACCTTCAATATCAAGGTCCGTATGAACCTCATAAAGGGTCATTTCTGAGCTTGGACCTGATGGTCTAACGCCCTGAATGTTGTCTATCTCTTCTTGAATTTCAGCGTTTACAGAAACCTCTGAATCATCACCCTCTGACAGGTCAATATCTACATAAAAACCGCCTAGCTGCATCTTGCGGACGTCATTTGAGTCCATCTTAATAACATGCGTAATACGCGGGGATGACGCCAAATCAGTTGCGCCATATGGAACAACAAGATCTTCAGCATGAATAAATTTACTGACCGCGCGTTGCTTTAACGGGTCAAAGTAAACCTTTTTAAACGTAGAACCAATGACGGGAAGGTAGAATAGCATCTGATCCAACTCAGGATCGTATTCTTCCATCTC